TCACTGCAGCAGGTACCACCCTTTGACCCCGTTTTTCCTGATTTGCAGTATGGCGGTCACGAGCAGGATACCGAGGATGGCTCCGATGGTGGTCCTTATCCACAGTCCTGTCATGTAGCCGGGTATGATGGCGAGCAGGAATGTCGCCACGATGCCCCAGTAGCCTGACTTTTTCTTGAGCAGCAACAATACGGCAGAGGCGATGGAGGCGGCTTGTAGTATGATGGCGATGATAAAGGGGGTGATGTTGGCATTCCAAAGTATGTATTGTATGATGGAGTTGATACTTTGGATGAGGCCTACGATGCGCCCGAGGATAAGGAGGAACAGGGGGAATACGACCCACAGGCTGAATGCTCCGAGCGGGGAGTTGTCGGCTTGTGCGCCGTCTTGGAGTGTCTCGTTGATGATGGCTTCGAGTTCTGATTTTTCTTCTTCTTTCATGGTATCGTGTTTTTAAAGGTTATATAAAGTTTTTTCTGTTCTTGCTGTCGCGGGTAGTGTGTGCCGGATACTTCCCCCTCCCGGTTCCGTTTTGCTTCAGGTAAAGAGGGAGATATTGACGACACCTACCACAATGGCCCAGTCGCTGATTTCGAGTACGGGCAAGTCGTAAGCCTTGTAGCCTTCTTCCTCGTTGAACGAGACGCAGCGCACGTAGCCTTCCTGCTCCGAGGGCATGAGCTGCTTTACCACGACACCGTCGTTCGTGGCCAGGGCATACACCTCGCCCCACCGGATGTGCGAACGGCTGTTCCACCGGTTGCAGACGATGATGTTGTTCTCGTTGATGGACTTTTCCGGATTCTTGCGGTTGATCATGCTGCGCCCCTTGGCCCTGATGGCAAACTCACCGGTGAGCCCGGGGATGACAATGGGCGTGCAGTCGTCTTTCTTGATGGCTACACTGAACCCGTCGGGAATGCCGCACGTGGCCTTGATGTCGTCGACAAGAGGAATGCACCCGCGCGACTTGCGGGGATGGTAACGGAGCCCTTCCTCGGCAAGCGTGTGTATGGCCTCCGGCTCCGGATAGGCGTTTTTCTGCATCTGCCCCATACCCGTCATCAACCAGCCGATATCCAGCAGGGGATAATGTATTGCAATGCTTTTGAGCTTGTCGGGCTGTATCGACTCCCTCATGCCGGAAATGAAGCCGCTCGATACACCTATTTTCGCACAGAAGTCCGAGCCTTTTATCTTGTTTTCAGATAGAAAATGTTTAAGCCTTTCTTTGACAGAACCTTCCATAAGGGCGTAATTTATATTGATTCTAAATTATAGCATTGCAATAATTTATCTATTTTTTTCTTTGGTTAATGTATTGCATTGCTTTATTTTTGTATTGCAATCGTGTTCTAACGGCTATATAAACGAAAGTAACCACGATAATAGGCAAATATAATAAATAATAATTAAAAAATGAACAGGATAGTAATAAGACGAGGAGATACGGGCAAGATTGCGGCCCGTTTTGGAGTGACTCCGCAATCGGTGCGGGCGGCGCTCCGGTTTGCTACGGAGGGGGAACGTCCCGACCGCATCCGGGAGGTGGCATTGCGTGAATATGGTGGACAACTGGTAAGGTTTCCCCGGAAGTTGCCGCAATGATTCTCTTGTTTCCCCTTCGGGGAGGGGGGCTTCGGGTGGATGCTTTTGGTGTAGGTGACTGTGCTTGGACGTGACACACCCCCGACCCCTCTCTGGGACGGGGAGATTTTGGAAGCTGCGTTCTTTTTGGTAATGAGAGGTTTGTGGCGTGGATGTTTCCCCGTCCCAGAGAGGGGATTTAAGGGGTGTGTTACGGTGAGAGGCGCGGCATGGGTTGAAGGGATTGCGGGATACAGTTTCGAGAAGCTTGGTGTTGCAAGGTGGTATCTGTCGGCTTCAGTGACCGCTTTTGATTTGAGTGGCAGTGCTTGGACGTCACACACCCCCGGCCCCTCTCGAGAGGGGAGGTTTGAAATGCTGGTTTCTATTTGTGAATGAGTGATTTATGATGTATGTATTCCCCTCTTGAGAGGGGATTGAGGGGTGTGTTATGGAGAGGGGCGCGGGGTGTGTTGAGCAGGTTTTGCTGCTGTTTGGAGATGTGGCGTTTGTTGGCTTCTGGTGGTTGCTTTTGATTTTCAGGTAGCTATGCTCGGGCGTGACACACCCCCGGCCCCTCTCGAGAGGGGAGATTGGAAGCTGCGTTCTTTTTGGTAGTGAGTAGGTTGAGTGGGGATGATTCCCCTCTCGAGAGGGGATCAAGGGGTGTGTTACGGTGAGAGGCGCGGCATGGGTTGAGGGATTGCGGAATACAGTTTCGAGAAACTTGGTGCTGCGAGGAGGTATCTGTCGGCTTTGGGTTGCAGCTTTTGATTTGAGGTGGCAGTGCCTGGACGTCACACACCCCCGGCCCCTCTCGAGAGGGGAGGTTGGGGAGGCGGTTTCTTGAAGAGTATGACTGGATTTTCCGGTTTGTCTCCAGAGAGGAGGTATTCGGATAAACGGATAACTTGTATGAGCTATATAAGTGCCCCGCTGTGAAGCGGTATGACCCGGCCGAAGTGTCGGCGGGTCTTGTCAGAGGGAGGGCTTTAGTTTAATGGCAAAACGGCAGGACGGTACAGAAGGGCATGGGCGGCGGCTCCGGTTCTTTTGCCGGTGTGCAGCCCGGTTCGGATGTTACCGGATTTGTTATTCGGGTTCGATTCCCGAAAGCTCGCCATGTCGTTGCAGTGCTGCTGTGTCCAGAGGGATACGGATGTATTGTATACTGAAAATATTCCCGGAGGGACGTAGTGAATATTCCCCCCGGGAGCTGAGAGCCAGTCCAGATTTTCCGAAATGGGGAATTGTATTCCGGTCATCTTTGCGCTTTCTTCCGGTCTTTTTTCCCGTTTTTATTTGTCAGATAGCCGGCTATCTTCCTCGTAAAAACGGAAAAACATCCTCGGAAGAAATTCCCGAATCTGACCCGGGCAAAATCAGGACTGGCTCTCGGAGCCAAAAACTGATTTTACGGTGGCAAAGGTAGTGAAATGGATGATATGGGCCGACAGGCTCGTTGTTCGTGCTCTTGCAGAGGTTGTGGACCGTGATGATAGTGTATACTGTTTAATTAGTATAAAACAGTATTATACTAATATAATAGTATATAATATAGATAAGATGGGGTATTATACTAATAAAATAGTTTTTTTTGCTGTGGATGGTTTGTCTGTGTGTAGCCGATTCTTGTGTATGCTCCGGCAAACGGGATGGAATTTTTCTGTATGAATATAATAGGATATAATACTAATATAATAGTATGAGTGTGGATAGTTTGCTTTTGGAGTCGTGCCGGGCCGATGCTATTGAGGAGGTGATGAACGACCGCTTTGAGGAGGAATATGAGATATGTGAGGGGTGTGGCCGTTATGTGCCCGTAGGGGAGGTGTATGGCAACGAATGGTTGGGCTGCGTGTGCGCGGAGTGCCGGGAGATGAGGCCTTGTGATGGCTGCGGGCGGCTGATTCCGGTGCATGTTCCGGCAAATGGGGATGGTGAGTTTTATTGTGCGGAATGCATTAGACTATTATTATAGTATAATGAACTATTTTAATAGTATAATGAGGCCGGAGGGGGTGGTGAAAGACAGAGGTATATTGTACTAATAAAGTAGTGTAATAAACTATTAAAATAGGATAATGTAGATAGGGGGAGTGAAATAGCATGATGCAGACAAAAGGTGAGAGGCAGAGGGATGAATATGTGTAGTACTAATAAAATAGTATAATAAACTATTAAAATAGGATAATATGAATGGAGAGAATTTTCTTGGAGGCAGCCTGGGCAGGGGCCGGGAGGGTGGAAGGATATGTTCCGAGGGGAACTTTTCCGGAGAGGAGAGGCGGGCGACAGTGCAGAGGGGTAGCCGGGGGGGCTCCGTCAGGGATTTTTTTACCGAGCGGTTGAGGCGTTTTTTTACGGACGTGCTTTTGTTTTTTCCTTGTGTGCTGGTGTTCAATGATGCTCATCCGGTAACGGGGGAATGGTATTGGGGGTACAACGTGCTGGGTGTGTTGTATGCGTGCTGGTATTGCCGGCGGTTGCGGCGTTGAGGGAGGTTTGTTGTACGGTGCTTGTGGGGGCATGTGCCCGGTGCGGGGCCGGTATATATATAATATGGTGTGATATGTTAAGAGAAAGTTTTGTGTTTTACAAGAGTTTTTACGAGGCGATTAGAGGTCTGCCGAGGGATATTCAGGGAGAGATTTACACGGCTATAATGGAGTATGGCCTATATGGTGAAGAACCTGTGTGTCTGAAGCCGATAGCCCGTTGTATTTTTACTCTGGTGAAACCTCAGATAGATGCGAACAACGCCCGGTATGAGAATGGCCGCAAGGGGGGCCGCAAAGGGGCTCAGAAACAGGAGGATGCCTCGGAGACGAAACCGGAACAGGGCTCGGACGAAACCGACGGTAAACGGGTGGAGGATTTGGATGAAACCAAACCGGAACCGACGGTTAGCGAGACGGGGACCGAACCGGAACCCATGGTTGACGGAAGTGTAACCGAAGGGAAACCAAGCCCGAACCGACGGTTAACGGAACCGAAACCGACGGTTAGCCAAACCGGAACCGGACCGGAACCTAATGTGAATGGGAATGTAAACGAGAATGTGAATAAGAATGCCGATGATTATGGAGAGGGTTGCGCCCCCGCGCGCGAGGCAGGTGTGTGTGCGGCTTCTACGGGTATGGATGTCCTTGCCCGGAGGGAGAGGTTCCGGGAGATGCTGCGGCCTTTTGTCGGACGGTATGGTGAGGAGATGGTGGAGGCGTTTTTCCGGTATTGGTCGGAGTTGAGCCTGGACAGGCAGCATATGCGTTATGAGTTGGGACAGACGTTCGAAATCCCTTCGAGGCTGGGTTCGTGGGCGGCCAAGGAGGGGAAGTTCGGAGGGCCGGGGGGCCCGGTTGCCGCCCAGCATGTGGGGCAAAAGCTGGAGGCTACGTGTGCGGAGCTGGAGGAGCTGAAACGGCGTGCGGGGTTTTAGGAGTTCATCCTCTTTGGAGGGGTGCGCGGTATGTGATGAGATGATTTTGTTACTGTTTGGCGAGGAGGTATTTCTTGTCTTTGGGTGAATGCTTTTGGAGTAGGAGGCTGTGCTCGGGCGTCACACACCCCCCGCCCCTCTCGAGAGGGGAGTTTTGGGATGCTTGTTTCTTGTTGGGAATGAGATGTTTGAGTGTATTGATTTCCCCTCTTGAGAGGGGATTTGAGGGGTGTGTTACGGTGAGGGTCGCGGCATGGGTTGAGGAGTTGCGGGATACAGTTTCGAGAGGTTTAGTACTGCGGGGTGTTATCCGTCAGGCTTCGGGTGACCACTTTGATTTTCAGGTGGCTGTGCTCGGGCGTCACACACCCCCCGCCCCTCTCGAGAGGGGAGTTTTGGGATGCTTGTTTCTTGTTGGGAATNGTTACGTCCGCGCATAGCTTCTTAAACCCAAAGCAGTCACCCAAAACCTGACGGACACTACCTCACCCAAACAGCAGCAAAAACATCTCATCCCCTGCCACGCCCCTCACCGTCACACACCCCTTAATCCCCTCTCGAGAGGGGAATCCACACTACATAATTATCTCATTACCAAGAAGGGAACAGCATCCCAATCTCCCCTCTGGAGAGGGGCGGGGGGTGTGTCACGTCCGCGCATAGCCTCCTAAACCCAAAGGAGTCACCCAAAACCTGACAGACACCACCTCACCTAAACAGCAGCAAAAACATCTCACCCCAACCCCCGCCCCTCACCGTCACACACCCCTTAATCCCCTCTCAAGAGGGAAAACACCTCCACTCAAACCTTTCATTACCAAGAAGGAAACAGCATCTCAACTCTCCCCTCTGGAGAGGGGGCGGGGGTGTGTGACGTCCGCGCACAGCCTCCTAAACCCAAAGCAGTCACCCAAAATCTGACAGACACCACCTCGCCAAACAGCAGCAAAAACATCTCATCCCCTGCTGCGCTTCTCACCGTCACACATCTCAATCTCCCCTCTGGAGAGGGGTCGGGGGTGTGTCACGTCCGCGCACAGCCTCCTAAACCCAAAGCAGTCACCCAAAATCTGACAGACACTNTTCCGTTTTTTAAGAGGAAGATAACAAGCTATCTGACGAGCGGAAAGAGAAAAATATGCCGGAAGAAAATTCAAATGTGACCGGAAAATCCGGACAAGTTTTAAGAACACGAAATAACATTTACACAGAAAAAGGACAATGAAACGGATCATACCCAAATCACAAATCCATTCCGGAAGCAGCGCCATCCGGAACCATTACATAAATTCCGTGCGCAATACCGATACGGCAAACATCATACTCGAAGCATCCAGAGCGTGGGACGGGCTGGATAAGTTCCGCAAAAATGCACGCCGCTGCCGGGACTATACCTACGGCAAGCAATGGAACGACCGTATCAAAGACCCCGCCACCGGAAAATGGATAACCGAAGAGACCTATATCAAGGCACAAGGCAAAATACCCTTGAAAAACAATATGATACGGCAACTCGTAAAATCGGTGCTCGGGCAGTTCGCTTCCAACCAGACCGAACCCGTATGCGTAGCCAGCGACCGGGACGAGCAGAAACTCGGGGAGATGATGTCCATCATCATGAAATACGCCTACACCCTCAACAAGATGTGGGACATCGACCGCCGTACCCTCGAACAATACCTCATATCGGCACTCTGTTGTCACAAGATACAATACGGCTGGAATGCCGCACTCAACAAAGAAGACGCCTTCGTTACCGTAGTCAACGAAAACCGCCTCTTTTTTGACAACCGCATGGCCGACTACCGCTATTGGGACTGCAACCTCATCGGGGAGATACACGACCTCTCCATATCCGACCTTATCGCCACCTTCGCCGGGAACGATAGGGACAAAGCCCTGGAACTGAAGCAGATTTACGCCACGGCCACAGAAGACTGCCTGCGCTCGAACTATGAAAATCTGACATCAGACCATCTGGACAATCTCACCTTCCTCGTTCCGGAAGACTATAACATGTGCCGGGTCATAGAAATATGGCGCAGAGAATCCAAGGAACGCATCAAATGCCATGATGTACTTGAAGCGCAATACTATAAAATCGAAATAGAAGATTACCCCAAAATCCAAGCCATCAACGAAGCCCGTATCCGGCAAGGCGCGGCACAAGGGCTCGCCCCCGACGAAATACCCCTTATCGAGACCGAATGGTTTATCGACCGCTATTGGTATGCCCGTTGGCTCACCCCCTTCGGAGACGTGCTGCGCGAGATGGAGACACCCTACTGGCACAAGTCCCACCCCTATGTGCTCAGCCTCTATCCCTTTGTCGACGGCGAAGTACACTCTTTCGTCGAAGACATTATCGACCAGCAGCGATACATCAACCGCCTTATTACGATGGTCGATTTCATCATGGGAGCCAGCGCCAAAGGAGTACTCCTTTTCCCCGAAGACCAGATACCCGACGGCATGACCATCGAAGACATCGCCGACGAATGGACCCGCTATAACGGAGTCATCCTGTTCCGCCCGAAACCCGGAGGAGCCATGCCCCAGCAAATCAGCACCAATGCCACCAATGTCGGAGCCTACGAGATGCTCAACCTCCAGATGAAGCTCCTCGAACAAATATCGGGCGTACACGGAGCCTTGCAGGGAAAGCAACCCCACAGCGGCACAGCCTCCAGCCTGTACGCACAAGAAGCCCAAAACTCGGCCACCAATCTGGTAGACCTCCTTTCCGCCTTCAACACCTTCCGCGAAGACCGCGACACCAAGCTCATGCAGACCATACAGCAATATTACCGCGAGAAACGCTACATCAACATCACCGGAAGCGACTATTCCGAAGAATCCCGGTGGTTCGACCCCGAGCGCGTCAAGAACGTACATTTCGACCTTGCCATCACCGAGAGCACCACTACACCGGCCTACCGGCAACAGATGAATGACTTCCTCATGCAACTGTTCACTTCCGGGCAAATCATGATAGAAGACCTTCTCGAAAACGGAGCGTTCCCCTTTGCCGACCGCCTGCTGCAATCCATACAAAAACGGAAAGAAGAGATGAGGCAGGCACAAGCAGGCACACAGCAGCCGGAGTATGGCTCCGCTTCCGCGCAAATCACCCCGGAGTTGCAGCAGCAAATAGACAAGAACACTGACCCGTTGATGTTACAAGCCTTACAGCAATGAAAGAAACCGACCGCAAACCCGGCTCCGAGCCCCCCATACTCGCAAGCCTGCAAAAAGGGGAGGAGAGAGGCACCTCCCGGCCTTCGGTACAAGCCTTGCAGCAGTTGCAGGAAAAAGCGATGAAGCGCATCTCCGAACTTATCGGAGAAGAAGACAATATAGAAAGGCTGGCCAAGCTCCTCAAAACGATATACGACATACAAGGCGAAAACATCGCGTCCGGTGCACCGCAGACCCTGGCCGAAAGGCTGAAAGCCATATCGGAACAACAAGCCCGGAAATATACGAACGAAAAAGAAAAATAAACGATGAAAACGAGCCAACGAGGAATAAACCTCATAAAACAATACGAAAGTTTCCGTGCCGAAGCATACCGCTGTCCCGCAGGAGTCTGGACAATCGGGTACGGCCATACCCGGGATGTAAAGCCCGGAGACAAAATAACCGAACCCGAAGCCCTGCAACTCCTCCGGCAAGACGTACAGACAGCCGAAAAAGCGGTCTCTACCCTGGTGAAGAAACCCTTGGACCAAAACCGCTTCGATGCACTCGTCTCATTTGTCTACAACACCGGCAGCGGTAATTTTGCAAGCAGTACCCTGTTGGAAAAAATAAACCGCAACCCCGACGACCCCGCCATTGCAGCCGAGTTCCGGAAATGGGTGTACGGCGGTGGCAGGCGGCTGCCCGGACTTGTCACCCGTCGAGAAAAAGAAAGTAACCTATATTTCAGCAGATTATGAAACGATACATCCTCATTATCATTCTTGTCATAATAATATTTTTCCTCTCCCGTTCATTGCATCGCCAGAGGCAAGAGAACGACCGGTTGTCATCCAACCAGACAGCCCTGTTCCAAGACATATCTTATTACCGTACCCGCGACAGCCTTTCGGCAGCCAGTGTCGAAAGGCTGACCTTGACGAAAAAAGAATTGGAACAAAACTGCGAAGCTCTGGCAAGAGATATCAAAGATTTGAAAATCAAGCTGAAACGAGTACAATCGGTGTCGCAGGCAAGTATTGAAACCGAGCACATAATACGCACGGTAGTCCGCGACAGCCTTATCGTTCGTGACCGGGTCGATACACTGCAATGCATCGACTACCACGACAATTATCTCACCCTGTCGGGCTGTATCGAACACAATCACTTCTCGGGCCATATCATGAGTCGGGATACACTCCTGCAAGTGATACACCGCGTTCCCCACAGATGGTGGTTTATCAAATGGGGCACCAAAGCCGTCCGGCAAGAAATCGTCTCGAAAAACCCACATACCCACGTGGTGTATAGCCGGTATATCGAGTTGAAAAGATGAAAACCGGTATGTTATAGTATCTATTTCCCCTCTCAGGGACGGGGAGCTTTGAGATGCTGTTTTCTGTTTGGTAATGAGGGGGGAGTGGTTTGTTTCCCCTCTGGAGAGGGGACTAAGGGGTGTGTTACGGAGAGGGGCGAGGTTTGGGATAAGATGTTTTTGCTGCTGTTTGGGATAGGTGTTATCCGTCAGATTTTGGGTGACTGCTTTTGTTTTAGGAAGCAGTGCGCAGACATCACACACCCCCGCCCCTCTCAGGGACGGGGAGCTTAGAGATGCTATTTTCTGTTTGGTAATGAGGGGTGAGTGGATGTTTCCCCTCTTGAGAGGGGATAAAGGGGTGTGTTATGGAGAGGGGCGAGGTTTGGGATAAGATGTTTTTGCTGCTGTTTGGGATAGGTGTTANTAGCCTCTATCCCTTTGTCGACGGTGAAGTACACTCTTTCGTCGAAGACATTATCGACCAGCAGCGATATATCAACCGCCTTATCACGATGGTCGATTTCATCATGGGAGCCAGCGCCAAAGGAGTACTCCTTTTCCCCGAAGACCAGATACCCGACGGCATGACCATCGAAGACATCGCCGACGAATGGACCCGCTATAACGGAGTCATCCTGTTCCGCCCGAAACCCGGAGGAGCCATGCCCCAGCAAATCAGCACCAATGCCACCAATGTC